AAAAAGTGCGACGTAGTCCCGCTTATTCTAAAGCTTAGCGTAGAAGAATCCGTCAAACTTTGGATTAACCCTCTGCAAAAACTACAGGAATTAGCCGATAAACAAAAATATAATAGCGGCTTGCACGCTGAGGGCATCGTGGTCAGACCGTCTCACTACCCAAAATCTAGAGCCTCAAGACGACCGCTCGGATTTAAATTAATTAATAGAAATTATAATGATTAAACGACATAAGAAATTACTGTTTGTAATTTTATTGTTAGTAATCGATAAATCAAGCGCGCTGGAGTATAAAAGTATAAGCGGTGAAACGAATTATATAAAACATAAAAATGAATCTTTGGTGTCGACAATCAATTCAGAATATAGCATACCGTTTTATACCAGTCCATGCGAAAGTTGGGCTTTAACGATTGGAGGGAAGCTATCTTTTGATTTTGATCACTTTAGCAACGAAATAAAAACAAACGCTTTTACTACAATTGGATTAGAATTTTAACTATGAATAAAAAGAAAACAATAAAAGAAAAACAATGATACTTTGCCTTTCCGATATTCATTTAGGGAGTCCTATTTGTCAAGCTGATCTAACTCTTCAAATTTTAGAAGAAGAAGAATACGATAAGTTAATCATCTGTGGAGATTTGTTAGATAGTTATCACATTCATCGTTTATGTAAAAAGCAATGGAAAATACTTTCTACATTAAGAAAAATATCTAAAAACATACAATGTATTTTTATTAAAGGCAATCATGATAAAGACTTAGAAATGATATCTTCCTTAATGGGCTTAGACTTTAAGGAACAGTATGAAGTAAAAATAAACAACAAAAAGATTTTGTTTGTACATGGAGACAAATGGGATTTTTTTATTTCAACCAAACCAGTGCTAACCGAACTAGCTAGTGCCGTATATTATATTTTACAAAAAATTGATAAGAAGCAAAAATACACAAGAAAGATAAAAAGAAAAATAAAAATGTGGCATGATGCCGCCCACAATTTAACTATAAAAATAGCACAGCATTGTTATAATGGGAAATATGATGCTGTATGTTTTGGTCACACTCATGTACCAAAGCATGAACATATTGGCGGTATTGAATGTGTTAATCTTGGCTCTCAATGTGATTTACCAATTACATATGCTATTATAGATAATCAAGGAAAAATAGAATTAAAATCAAAGGATAATAAAAAATGAGTGAATATGTGCCTGATAAATGGGTAGTAGTTAAACTTAAAGCAAAGAACGCTTTAACATACAAAGTATTTGCTAATTGGTATGGTGGTTATCTTAATGGCGATTCTTGGAAATTAAACAGCGGTATTAAAGCCGTATCAGAAAGCAAACATTATTATTTGTTTGAAGGATTCTCTGGTTCTATATATAAATGCTTTAAAAATAACTACGGAATGAATATGTACGGAACTGGCGTGATACAGGACATTATTAAAAAAGCCGAAGAATTCGATGGCAAAATAGAAATAATGCCAGAAGATACAAATTGGAAAGAATTAAAATATGAATAAAAAAGCATTCAGCCTTATTGAGGTAATCGCAGCGATAGGCATATTCTCTTCTGTTATAGTAAGCATTTTTGGTTTACTTTCTATTGCTTTATATTCAGTTCGTTCAGTAGAAAACGAAACGATAGCAAACAATTTTTGTGAAACGATTTTTAGTATATGGGACTCCTTTCCAAGAGAATCCAGAGATCAGTCTATTCCAATACCACATGTTGGAAATTTTACACTATCTCAAAATAGAACATTTTTTTTAAATGAAAATGGGGCAATAACAGATGATTCTGCTAAGGCGGCAATAAAAGTAGAATATGCAGTTGACAAATCAAACAATTTTAATATAATTGATGCTACATTTATTTGGCCGCCAAATGCTCCAGAAGATTCTTTAGTAAGACGAGAGCTATGGCTCAAGACCGGTTTTTTTTAAAAATATGAATAGACAAATTAAATTCCGAGCCTGGGACAAGTTAGGCAAACGATTTATCTATCCAGATAAAGGATATCAAGGACATTATGTTCTTACTTTGAATGGACAATTTCAAAACCTTCAGAATGGTTCTGGTGGTGATGAATATGTTGTTCAGCAATTTACTGGAGAATATGATAAGAATAAAAAAGAGATTTACGAAGGTGATATTATTAGATCATATTCTGATGATTTTATTAATGAAAACTATGGAGGGAAAGTAGTTTTTATAGATGCTGGTTATCATGTGAAGGTTAATGAAAAAGATTACATGGGGGTATGGAGTGGTGATGATATTGAAGTAATTGGCAACATATTTCAATTACCATGCAATCCAGATCATAATGGAGAATGTTTGGTCTGTGATGAATGGTTGAGTGATTGTCCTTTTAATACAAATGAAAAAAAATAAATTTAAAGTTTGGAATCAAAAACTTAAACAATTTCAAGAAACGCATCTGCCGCAAAGTCAGCAGCAGTTCATTGGAATCTTGGATAAAAATATGCGAGAGATTTATGAAAGAGATGTTGTAAAATTCTTTACCCTTAATGGAGAAGAACTTGGAGAAGTTAGATATAGCGCAGACTCTTGTGCATATTATATCAATGATTACCCAATTATGAATTTAGATCTTGCTTCTTTAGAAATTGTTGGTAATATGGTTGAAGATTATATGTGGGATGAAAGTGGAGAGAAACTTGTAAAAATACATGAAGACACCAACTCTTAAACAGAAAGTAGAAATGTACGAGAATTTTCTACACAAGATTAACATATTTATAATATCAGGCAATAATGATGGCATAAAAGAATTAGTAAATAATGCCGACAACTGGAGCTATTCCCATCGAAGTGGAGAATTTTTAACACACAAACAAAGACAGAAAATGATAAACGATATGTTTCAAAAACTTTGTGACACGCCTAAAGCAGATAAAGCTACTGAGGAAAGACAAAGAGCATTTACAGAACTGGCTAAACAAAAAGAACAAGCATTTTTAAAATGAGCGACACGCCAGAAACTGATCAATTTAAAGTTAAATTTAAAACTGTTTGCTGCGAAAAATACTGGGTTCCAGTAGAATTTTCCGAAAAGCTTGAAAAAGAAAGAAATGAATTAGCCAGAAGAGTAAATGAGCTACAATCAGAGGTTTACTACTATCAAATGAAGCCATACAAGATAGAGTGCGAAAAGAATAAGCTAATTCAAGAACTTGATTTCTATAAAAAAAAAGAAAGAAAATTTTGACAAAATTTTAATATATGAAAAAAGATAAAAACATAACAAAATGGATACTCCCTGATCAAAAGAAAACAGTTTATAAAACTGTTATACCAGAAAAGAAAAGAGATTGGATGGATGTCAATAACGGACATGCGTATAAATGTCTTCCGTTAAATGTAGCAAATGGATATGGATGGGAAATTCTTAATCCTGTTAAATTCGATGCCACTTGGTCAGGAAATTTACACCATGAAGGACAAATTAAATTTAATTTTTATCCAAAAAATGAAGATGAAGTTAATTTTTTAAATCAAAAAGGAATATCATCACATTTTGGAAACGGAATCATTACATTTTCTTGTTTAAATTTTATATTTAGAACCACAAAAGGCCATAATCTTTTTGTAAAATGCCCAACAAATAGATTTAAACATGGGGCATATACTTTAGAAGCAATTATTGAAACAGATTGGCTACCCTATACATTCACCTTAAATGTAAAACTTACAAAGGCAAATGAAACATTAACATTTGAAAAGGATGAACCTTTAGCGTGTTTATTCCCGATCCCTAGAGGGTATTTAGAAAGTTTTGACGCTATAGAATGTTTAGGAGATGAAAACTCTGATTTTAATAAACAACATATAAATTGGTTAAATAAAAGAAACGAATTAAAAACACAAAAAAATCAAAATCATTCTTTCTATACGAAAGGATTAAAAAATATAGAAGATAAAACAATATATGAAGAACATCAAAAATCAATTAGAGCTTCGGAATTTAGAATTTTAGAAAGAGAAAACAATGAATAATTTTTTAACAAAAACATTTGATAACTTTTTAACAAAAGAAGAAATTTATTTAATTTTAAATTATGTTAAAAAAACAGAAAATTGGAGAAAAATAGATTCCAATACTTTTTGGAATAATAGAACAATTAATTTATCTGTTATAGAGGATAATAATATATTCAAAATTATACAAAATATTATTTTTAAACTACAAAAAATAATCATTGATAATTATGATACGCCATCCATACCTTATCCAGATACCGTTGACTTGGTTAGATGGTTTCCGGAAATGAAACAAGATCCGCATTGTGATGATATGTCAGATCATGAAAACGAAAAATCTAATTTTCAGCACCGATATTTTGGTAGTGTTATATGTTTGAATGATGATTATATAGGAGGAAAAACTTATTATCCTGAACATAATTTTGAAATAACACCAAAAGCGGGAACTCTAGTTATACATTTAGGAGACTGTAATCATAGGCATGGTGTCACAAAAGTAGAAAATGCGATCAGATATACATTAGCAAGTTTTTGGACTTTTGATAAAGATAGAGCTTTAAAATGTATCAATTGGCCGATAGAATAAAAGAATTAGAATTAGAGTATTATAAAGAAAAGCTAGAAGAATACGAAAAATCAAAAAATGAGCCCCGAGCTAATTAAATTAACTAAAAAAGTAGATTGTTTTAAAGAGATCCTAAAAGAACATGGTTTTGACAATTTAGAATGTTTTTGGTATTCAGATGGTGTTTATACAAGCAATTGGAAAGACATGTCTGTAGCAAATGAAAAGCCAGACAGAGAAGAACGCTCAAATTTTTGGCAATTTGGTTTTAGAAGCCAGAACTCCAAAAATAAAAGAATTTACCTTGAAGCTTTGATACCAGTATTTGAAGATTATTTTAGTTTTGATTTAAGATACTACCCCGAAGTCAGGCTATACGATGAGCCTCATTACTCGGGTCCTACGGCTAAGTTAGAAGTTTCCGGTATTCAAGAAAAACATTTGACAGATCTTCAAAAGTATATAAACTATCTATTAAATATATCATGAAACTACTAGCAATACTTCTAACCGTTCTTTTTATAGGGCTTAAATTAACAGATTATGTAGCATGGTCGTGGATTTTAGTGTTATCTCCACTATTAATCTGGATAGGGTATATTGTATTTTTACTTTTTGTTCTTGGTATATGTGCATTTGTGGCAAATAAATTTCAATAATATGAAATCTAAAAGCAAAATTAACTTGGATTGGAAGTTGAACTGGTGCGATGACAAATCCGGATGCTGGTACTCTGCCAAGGTCCCAGTTATAGGATGGGTCTATAATATAGAGGTCGAGGGGTGGTATGATTACGAAAATGAAGAATTTGTTGAACGTTCTGAATATATACCTGGAGTTTTTTATAACAACCTCGAATACGATTGCTCTCCAATTACAAAAAAAGAATTTTATAAAAAATTAGATGCCGCTAAAGCTGCTTGCGAAAAGCACTTAAAAGACAATGCTGAAAAATTCAATAAATGGTTAAAAACCAAATAAAAAATACACTTTTAATCTGCTTGCCTCTATTAATCTTGGGTGGCGGATAGTCAAAACTACTTAATGATAAGTACTAAGTACAAGTTCGTGCAAACGACTGGCTGCACTGCGTTCGATTTTACCGTCAACGGGGAT